TTCGGTCGGCAAAGAATTCGTAAAAGCGGACAAAGGCCGCAAATTTTCAGAAGGTGGCGATATGAAAGAATCGAAACAGATGATGAAGAAGGAAGTCGGCTTTATGAAGAAGGCTGGCGCTCCCAAGTCCATGATCAAGCACGAAATGGCTGAGGCTGGCATGAAGCGTGGCGGTGGGGTCAAAAAGATGGCTGGCGGCGGTTTGACTGCTGGTCACAAATCCGCTGACGGGATTGCCTCCAAAGGCAAGACCAAGGGCAAACATATCGCCATGAAGTACGGCGGCAAGTGCTGATAGGAGCCAATCATGATGGACGACATGCTTGAGAAAAAGAAGCAGCCCAGGGGTATCCGGGGTGGCGTATACACCGAAGATTCGGGGCTGCCTCCTCCGCAAGATGTTGATGGCGGCTCTGCCCCTCCTCCCCCCAAAAAGCCGAAGAAGATGGCTAGTGGTGGAACTGCTTCTTCCCGTGCTGATGGTTGCGCCATTCGTGGCAAGACCCGAGGAAAGATGGTGTAACCATGATGTCCAGCCGTGGCATGGGCGCGATTCGCCCATCTAAGATGCCCAAGGGCGTGACCAAGCCACGTCGGGACGACACGGACTTCACTCAGTATGCCGAGGGCGGCAAGGTCAAGTCCAAGGTCAACGAGGCTGGCAACTACACCAAGCCGGGTATGCGCAAGTCGCTGTTTGAGTCGATCAAGTCTCGGGCAGTGCAAGGCACAGGTGCAGGCCAATGGTCGGCCCGTAAAGCGCAGCTTCTGGCCAAGCAGTACAAGGCCCGTGGGGGCGGTTACAAGTGAAAGACCCGCAGCAGTCGCTCAAGGATTGGGGTGCCCAGAAGTGGCGTACCAAGTCTGGCAAACCGTCTTCTAAGACGGGGGAGCGATATCTGCCTGAGAATGCCATCAAGGCGCTCAGCCCCGCTGAGTATGCCGCTACGACCCGTGCCAAACGGGCAGGCAAGAAGGCCGGGAAGCAGTTTGTGAAGCAACCACCCAAGGTGGCGGCAAAAACAGCAAGGTACAGATAATGGCTTGGTCAGACGTACTCAAGGCAGTGATCCCCATCGTGGTGGCCGCTTTGGCTTGGCTGTTGGGGCAGGTCGCTGACTTTTCCAATCGCCTCACCAAGATCGAAGGGGCGATGCCTGCGCTCATCACCAAAGAAGGCGTTCCGACTGACAGCCCAATCAGCGCAGAGCGCAGGGCTATGCAAAAAGAGCAGTTGATGCAGCACATCAACGAGCTTCAGGTCAAGGTCAGGCTTCTTGAAGAACGCGAAAAGCTGGGGAAGAAATAATGGCCACCACATCGGGTACCTCAGCGTTTAATCTTGATCTCAATGAGATCATGGAGGAAGCCTATGAGCGGGCGGGGCTAGAGATTCGTACCGGCTACGAGTTTCGCACTGCACGCCGCAGCCTGAACATGCTCACGATTGAGTGGGCTAACCGGGGTATCAACCTGTGGACGGTCGAGCAGGGCCAGATCGTCATGAACACCGGGCAGGCCACGTATGCCATCCCGACCGATACGATTGATCTGCTTGACCATGTGATTCGTACACAGGCCAACGGATTGAACCAGACCGACATCAACATCAGCCGCATCTCTGAGCCGACGTACTCGACGATCCCCAACAAACTGGCTCAAGGGCGTCCGATTCAGGTCTGGATCAACCGTCAGACCGGCGCGTCGTACTCGACAAATGTGACGCTGGATGGCGGCATCAACTCGTCTGTCACGACCATAAACGTGAGCAACGCCGCGAACCTACCTGCGGCGGGGTTCATCAACATCGGTAGCGAGACCATCGTCTATCAGAACGTCGATGGCAACCAGCTTTTGAACTGCTTCCGTGGCCAGAACAACACGACCGCTGCTTCTCACTCCAACGGTGCGGCGATCAGCGTAACGAACTTGCCGTCTATCAACGTTTGGCCCACCCCCAACGCCCCCGGTGATCAGTACATCTTTGTTTATTGGCGCATGCGCCGTATGCAGGATGCAGGCAGCGGCGTAACAATTCAGGACATTCCTTTCCGTCTGATTCCTTGCTTGGTTGCCGGTTTGGCGTTCTATGTTGCGTCCAAACGCATGGACATCCCGCCAGATCGGATCGCAATGCTCAAACAAGAATATGAGCAGCAGTGGTTGCTTGCTTCGCAGGAAGATCGGGAAAAGGCTCCTGAGCGGTTTGTGCCTAGGCAGATGTTCTACTGAGGTGACTTGTGCCGAATCGGTTTGCTTCTGGTAAGTATGCAATTGCGGAGTGTGATCGCTGCGCGGGGCGATACATGCTCAAGGAGCTTAAGAAGCAGGTCATCAAAACCAAGTTGTACTCGATCAAGGTTTGCCCGACGTGCTGGGACCCGGATCAGCCGCAGTTGCAGCTTGGCATGTACCCGGTTGACGACCCGCAGGCTGTGCGTGAGCCGCGTCCAGATGTCAGCTATCAGGTCTCTGGGACAAGTGGGCTGCAACTCGATCTCACAGGCAATACCACGCCAGACGGCTACGGTTATTCAGAAGGCGGTAGTCGTATCATCCAGTGGGGCTGGGCACCTGTGGGGGGTTCAAAGTTTTTCGACGCCGATTTGACGCCAAACAACTTGGTTTTGACCGTCGATTTAGGCACAATATCGGTAGCAACGACGTAAGGAGTCAATTATGGACAAGATGAAACAGGTCGCTAAGGCGGAAGTGAAGGCGCATGAGAAGCGCATGCACAAGGCCAAGGCTATGCGTAAAGGCGGTGTGACCGGCGAAGCGATGCGCAAGTTCGGCCGTAATCTTGCTCGTGCCAAGAACCAAAGCGGGGGCTGATCATGGCCAAATTTAGCGACAAAAGAATGGGTAAAGAAGTTGGCCAAGCCAGCGTCTATGCTCAGCCGCATACGATGTCTGGTTCAGCAGTTGACGTGACCAACGCCATTCCGGTTGTGTCCGGTGCCAAACTCATGAACGACATGAACGTGGGCGTGGGCGTAATCAGCAAAGGCAACTACAAGCCGATCAAGACTGACGGTATTGTGATGCGTGGCGCTGGCGCAGCTACCAAAGGTATCAAGTCTCGCGGACCTATGGCTTGATATGACGTACGACGAGCTTGTCACTGCTGTAACGAACTACACGGAGAACAATGTCCCGAATGTGGACATAAATATCTTCATCCGTCAGGCCGAGCAGCGCATTTACAACACGGTCCAGTTTCCGTCGTTGCGAAAAAATGTGACAGGATACACATCGGCCAACAACAAGTACTTGTCCTGCCCAACTGACTTTCTTGCCGCCTATTCAATGGCGGTTATTGATGCCACCGGGTCGTACGAGTACCTGTTAAACAAAGATGTGAACTTCATCCGACAGGCGTACCCAAGCCCCAACGATACCTCTACCCCAAAGTACTACGCGCTGTTTGGTCCGACCACGACATCTGGGGCAAACCCACAGATCACCAACGAGTTGAGCTTTATCCTTGGGCCGACACCCGACAGCGCGTACTCGGTTGAGTTGCACTATTACTACTACCCGGTGTCCATCATCCGTGGCCAGCTTAACGGTATTGGCACCATCACGGGTGGAACTGGATACGTCAATGGTACGTACTACGATGTGCCGCTGACGGGTGGTACAGGTGAGGGCGCAACGGCCACGATTGTGGTTGCCGGTGGCGCTGTGTTTTCGGTCAATATTTCCGAATACGGCAGTAAGTACGTGGTGGGCGACACCATTTCTGCGGCTGCGGCGTCTATTGGTGGTACGGGATCGGGCTTCTCTACCCCAGTGCAGTCCGTGCTCAACGCTGACGGCACCTCTTGGCTAGGCGACAACTTTGACAGCGTGCTGCTTTATGGCACTTTGGTTGAGGCTTACACCTACATGAAGGGTGAGGCCGACATGATGGCCTTGTACGACGGCAAGTACAAAGAGGCCCTTATGCTGGCCAAGCGTTTGGGTGACGGCCTTGAGCGCAGCGACGCATACCGTAGTGGGCAGTTCAGGACTCCCCCGCTGCCGCAGAATAACGGGGTGACTTGATGGCCTTTACCGGCAATTACTCCTGCAACACGCTGCGGTCGGGGCTTGCCAACGGCACGATCAACTTCGCCTCGGACACGTTCTATCTGGCGCTGTACACCAACTCAGCCACGCTGGACCAGACCACCACCGAGTACACCTCGACCGGCGAAGCCTCTGGCGGCAGTTACGTTGCTGGTGGAGAGATTGTCACGGCCACAGTCTCAAGCCAAGACACCGCAAGCGGCAGCATTACGTATGTCAACTTCTCGTCTCCAGCGTGGACGGGGGCGATTACAGCGCGTGGTGCCTTGATCTACAAATCTGGAGCAAACGGCGCTGTATGCGTGTTGGACTTTGGGTCTGACAAAACATCAACCACAACCTTCACCGTGCAGATGCCCGCCAACACAAGCACATCTGCTTTAATTCGTCTCGTTTAAGGAGCAACCATGTTTAACGAAAAACTTAAAGCAGGTGGTGTGTTCACCGTTCAGTGCTTTGACAAAGACGGCAATCTGAAGTGGACTGAAGAAAACCACAACCTTGTGGTGAACGTCGGTCTACAAGATATGAACACCAAGTACTTTACGGGCTCTGGTTATACAGCCACTTGGTACATTGGCCTGTACGGTTCTGGCGCTACAAATAGCCCTGCTGCTGGTGACACCATGTCGTCGCACACGGGTTGGACTGAAGTTACGGCGTATAGCCAAGCCACTCGTCCGGCTGTGACGTTTGGCACCGCCACCACGGCGGACCCGTCGGTAATCACCAACTCGGCTTCTCCCGCCACTTTCAGCATCAACGGCACCACAACCGTTGGCGGGGCATTCCTGACCAGCAACAACACCAAGGGTGGCACCACGGGGACTTTGTTTTCGGCCTCTGACTTTCAGTCGCCGGGAGATCGCTCAGTGGTCAACG